GACGCATGCTTGATTATGCTGGTTGGTCTGCGACCGCACGATCCTTATCCGGATCAGTAACATTACAAAAAACAATTCAAGGTAAATCTGCTTTATTAATGATTAACCAATGTGTACAAGCTATTGCTGGACGTTTTTATATCTCACGCTCTGGCGTTGCTACGTTGGTTCCATTGGCTGATAAGTTTTCAAGGCCTACACAATTATTATTTTCAGATCAAAACGATGCATATTCGGTTGATTACGATGGCCTTGTTGTTGATCCTGGAAGTTATTATGTTGTTAATCAAGCGATTGTAGATCGCGGAGCAGATGCTCGCGTTACATCAACATATAACCCAAGTAAAAATTCTTATGGTTTAGTTTCCGCTCGTTTTGACGCACCAATTTTAAGTGCAACAAGCGCAACAAATTTAGCACTTTATGAATCACGTCAAAACGCAACGCCAGCAACATACGCAAAGCAAATTGATTTTAGTGCGCTTAATCTTGGTGTGTTATATCCAGATTTTCTAGCCTGCGAAATAGGAGATCAGGTTAGCGTTAAGCGCATAACAGCTGATAGTCGAAGTTTGCAATATAACCTTGTTATTGAAGGTATGACGCATAAAATTTCAGCCAACGATTGGCTAGTAACTTTTCATACATCACCAATAAATCCTTATTCAATAACCATTTAGGGGATCAGTAATGCCACTTTGTCCGCAGATTACTAACACGCCGGTTACGGTAACTCAGACAGCTGATTTTACCGTAACTTCTGTTGTACCTGCAATTGCGGATACGCAAGACGGCCTTGCGCAAACAATTATTACACTCGGCGATGGTACAACTGTTTACTATCAAGATGCAGAACCAACAAATCCACCATTTGATCTAAAACAAGGCGATTTGTGGTTTGACACAAACGACGGTAATAAACTTTATTATTATTCTGGTACAGCTTGGGTTTCTGCTCGCGATGCTGGTATTCAGCAAGCTCAAACAACAGCCGACGGCAAAAATAAAATATTTAGACAAACAACACCACCAACTGCAACAGCTATTGGCGATACATGGTTTGACACTGACGACGGTAATAAACTTTATTATTGGACAGGATCGGCTTGGGTATCAGTGCAAGATGCTGCGATTGCTACAGCTCAAGCAACGGCAGATAGCAAGGTTAAAACGTTTTATCAAGCATCAGCGCCGACAGCATCAGAAATTGGCGATATTTGGTTTGATACAGATGCAGGATTCAAACAATATTATTGGAATGGTACATCTTGGCTTTCAGTTCAAGATACATCAATTGCTACAGCGCAAGCAGCTGCAACAGCGGCACAAACAACGGCAGACGGTAAAAACAAAATATATCGTCAAACAACTGCACCAACTGGAACTCTAGTTGCGGGCGATCTTTGGTTTGATACTGACGATGATAATCGTATTTATCGTTATGACGGATCAAGTTGGGTTGCTAATAATCTTGGCAATAATGCAATTGCATCATTATCTGCAAATAAACTAACAGCCGGAACAATTGATGCTTCAGTAATTACTGTTAGCAATATTAATGCTGGAAATATTAGCACTGGCACATTAAATGCAGATCGAATTGCCGCTGCTAGTATTACAGGTGCAAAACTTGTTGCTGGCACAATTACCGCGTCTCAAATTGCAGCATCAACAATTACAGGATCAAATATCGCGGCTGCAACAATAACCGGATCAAATATAGCCGCAAATACAATTACAGCCAGCAAAATTGCTGCTGGAACTATTACCGCAACTGAAATTGCTACTGGCACAATTACTGCAACTCAAATTAGTTCTGCATATGTTTATGCTGGAACATTAGCCGCAAGTCAGATTACAACCGGTACGCTTACTGGTATTACCGTAACGGCAACATCTGGCACAAAAAGTATATCAATGAATGCGACAACTTGCGTTCTTACGATCCAAGATACAAGCAGCGGATTTTTAAGTGGTGGCGGAATAAATATTATTTCAAGCGGAGTTACTGGATCTTATGGTGCCTCTGGATTGAGTTTTGGTGGATCAGTAGCTTTTTCAAATGATGGTAGCGGTAATGTTTATATTCAAGGCGGCGCAACAAGCGCAATTAGATTAGCTCCTGGAGCTTCTTTAGGATCAACAACTTATAACGTACAAGTTGAGGGTCATCTAAATACAATTTATACATTATCCAGTGGTACTTATTCAAGTTCTAGCACAGATCAAAGTACGGGAACTTATTTATCACAAACTGGCGCGATGATTGCGCGACGTGATAATCAAATTCCTATTTTTTCACACAGATACAATACAACCGGTACGTCAGAAATGATTCGTTTAAATTATAACGGTGCTGATGCTGGCGGTATTACAACAACGTCGGGCGGTGTGCCAGCATTCCGCAATGCTTCTGACTACAGATTAAAGCAAAATATTCAAGATTTTATTGGCGCAGCTGATCTTGTAAAACAGATAAAACTGCGCACATTCGAGTTTATTAAAGAACCAAACAATAAACAAGTTGGTTTTATAGCTCACGAATTAGCAGAAGTATTGCCTGATCTAGTATTGGGTGAAAAAGACGCCGTGGATCAGGAAGGTAATGCAGAATATCAGTCTGTGTTAGCAACAAACTTAATACCGTACTTGACGGGGGCAATAAAAGAATTGACTCTGCGAGTAGAACAGTTAGAAGGGAAATAATGAATAACGAACTAGATGTAAATGAGATTCTTGCGGCTATGCGTCAACAAGTTGGTGTAATGGCTCAAGAAAATGCAATACTTACTGCAACTGTAAAAAAGTTAGAAAATGAACGAAGCACAAATAATTGTTCCTGTAATAAGGACAATTGATGACCATATAGACGCCTTTGAAGCAATTGGCGTCTTGCTGAAAGAGGGAAAGAATGACACCTGCTGATTGGGCCGGTTTAGCGGTCGCAGTGAGTACATTAATCGGATCGTTTGTATATGGGGTGAAATGGTTAGTTCAGCACTATCTCGCGGAACTCAAAAGCAATGGCGGAAGCTCGCTAAGAGATCAAGTCAATCGCCTAGAGGAAAGAGTCGACGAGATTTACGCGCTGCTTCTGGGAGCTCAGAAGCGCAAAAGAAAATGACGCAACTTGATCTATTTATACAAGCTGCATGGAAAGAAGTTGGCTATATAGAAGGCGAGAACAACAGCACCAAATTTGGTGCCAAGTTTGGCGTTAATAATTTGCCCTGGTGCGGATCGTTCGTAATGTGGTGTGCACAAAAAGCTGGTGTTCGTATACCGAATGTAATCTCAACCGCGAATGGAGCGGCAGCGTTTCAAAAAGCTGGCAAGTGGTCAGATGCGGCTGATGCTGATCCGCAAGTCGGTGATTTAGCCTTTTTTGATTTTCCAGGTGATGGCGTAGATCGCATTAGTCATATTGGCATAGTTGTTGGCAATAATAATGATGGAACCGTAACAACTATTGAAGGCAATACAAGTGGCGATAAAAACGGAGATCAAAGAAACGGCGGAGAAGTCTGCTTTAAAATCAGAGCGTTCAAAAAGAAAAATCGAGGTAAATTACGCCGATCATTACCGGTTGCAATAGTCGGTTTTGGTCGTCCAACGTTTAAGGAGTAACATGGAAAAGTTAAAAGTATTTGCACATAAAAACCCAGCAAGAATCGCGGCGTTTGTTTCAAGCACTGTAGCTCTTGTTGTTGCTGCGTTGTTTCCGGAAATGCCAACTGAAGCAGCAATAGCGTTTGTCCTTTCTGCGCTAGGTCTTGGTGAATATGCGCAACGCGTCGAGGATCAGAAAACCATTGAAGCTCTCTATACGGATGTCAATGATGTATTCGAAGACGAGGAAGAGTAGGATCTGCGCATGAATCGGGGGAACATTTTAGATGAGGCTAAACGCCTCGTAAATACAGATCGTCAAAAAGATTATGGACGACCTGAAGTTAATCACACACGCATTGCAAATCTATGGAGTGCGTTCTTAGAAATCGATGTGACACCAGCTCAAGTTGCTATGTGTATGGCACTTGTTAAGGTTGCGCGTTTGATTGAATCACCAAAACATCTCGATAGCTATGTTGACATGGCTGCATATGCAGCGATTGCTGGAGAGATCGAAACCGACAACAAATAGTAAAACGCCCGAAGATATTCCTCACAAACCCCTTCTTGTGAGTCGAGTATCTTCGGGCGTCTTTTTTTATGCGTTGACTACATTTTTACTTTTGTCGTACTTTGGCAATTCACCTGAAACGATTTTGGCTGAAATCTCGTTCCACTTTTCTGGCGCTGACATAGCTATTTCTGCCTGACGTCTGGTCGAGTAAACGTTGCTTTGCTCGGTTTCCAAGCTTTTAACGACCCAGTTTTTCTCGCCGTTATAAAAAACGACAATAGTTTCGCCGGTTGATCTAGCGCGACTGCGCTTGACGATCTGTCCAATCTCTACTTTCATAAGTTTCCCTTCTCGTCGGCGTTTCCGACTAGGGGATCAATATTACACACGGATCGGAGCCGCGAGGTTGCGATTAGAGGCGCTTTCTGATCTAAGTGCATACGTTTACACGGGGCCCTGGGGCTAGGGGCCTAGTAGTCATAACCGGTTATGTCTAGTACCAGGGCCCTACTTCTGCCAATCTGTACACAAACAGTGTACTATTCTTTCTATCGGCCGCCCGGTCGATACTGATTGAAGGGATCAGAAATGAACAAGAGATTATGGGTTGGAACTAGCGGCGAAGTTGTTTGCGACGATCACGCTGGAAGTTATTTAAAAGCTTCTATTAATG